CGTGGGAGGCCGACGATGGAGCGACTCTCTAGCGCCCTCGAACTTCTCGGCCTGGTCGCGGTTGTGGCTGGCGCGTTTCTGTTTGCGTTGTGGTTGGGCGTCCTGGTCACTGGCTTGGTTTTGGTGCTGGTGGGGTTGGCTTTAGGCCGTGGTAGCGCGTGAGTTTTCTGCGGCGGGCGTTTGAGCAGCGTGACCTGGTGTCCGGTAACTTTCATGGGCCGCTGGCGCAGATGGGTAACTCTTCGGTCCCGTCGAACGCGGCCGGCATGGATGTCAGCAGCGGCGTGTCGGTCACCGACTCGACTGCGTTGAACCTGACGGCGTTCTATGCCTGCGTCCGACTGCTGTCTGACAGCATCGCCTCGTTGCCGTGGGATGCCTACCGCAAGGGCGACGCGGAGAATGTGCGCCGCGAGGTGACGCCGGCTCCGTCGCTGTTGCGGGTTCCTTCACCGGGGATGACGGCGTTCGACTGGAAGCACCAGATGATGGTGTCGCTGGTCATGCGCGGAAACTTCTACGGGCTGGTCACGCAACGGGACCTGCTCGAGTACCCGACGACCATCGTCCCGCTGCACCCGGACGCGGTGCGGATCGACCGTGACCCGCGGACGTTCGAGAAGCGGGTTTGGGTCGGCAACCAGCAGTACCCGATGTCTGACCTGTTCCACATTCGCGCGTTCAGCCTCCCGGGATCCGACGTCGGCCTGTCGCCGGTCGGGATGGCCCGCCACTCGCTGGGCCTTGGCTTGGCGGCGCAGGAGTACGGCGCCAAGTGGTTCCGTGACGGTGCTTCGCCTTCGTCGGTGCTGGAGACTGACTCCGACCTGAACGACGAGCAGCTGCTACGGACCCAGAAGTCGTGGATCAGCTCGCACGGCGGTCGACGCCGGCCTGCGGTGCTTTCGGGCGGGTTCAAGTGGAAGCCGATCCAGATCACCCCGAACGAGTCGCAGTTCTTGCAGACCCGTCAGTTTCAGGGGCTCGAGGTCGCGCAGATGATGGGTGTACCGCCCCACATGATCGGCATCATTGACAAGTCGACGTCGTGGGGCACCGGCATCGAGCAGCAGTCTATTGGCTTTGTGACGTACACGCTGCGGCCGTGGCTGACCCGTATCGAGGCGGCAATGTCGGATGTTCTGCCCCGCGGACAGTTCGTGAAATTCTCCGTCGATGCTTTGCTTCGCGGCGACCAGAAGTCCCGCTATGAGGCGTACCAGACGGCCATCGACTCGGGCTGGCGCAACCCGGATGAGGTGCGCGCCCTTGAGGACCTGCCGCCGATCCCGGGCGGTGTCGGGTCGAAGTTCCGGCAGCCGCTCAACTTCGGTCCGCTCGGCGCCGATCCCGCAGACGAACCCCCGCCAGCGCCACCGACCATCCTGACGACGGAGGACCCCGATGGCACAGCCTGACCAGTTGCTCGGCACTCCCGAGTGGCGCGGCATCGACGACTACGAGGTCCGCAAGAGCGCAGACGGGTATGAGTTCGTGGTCCGCGGCTACGCGGCGCTGTTCAACAGCGTCTACCCAGTCGGCGGCGGTCCGGAGCTGGGTGGTTTCAACGAGCAGGTTCACCGCGCCGCGTTTGACAAGACGCTCAACGCCAAACCCGATGTCCACTTCCTCATCAACCATGAGGGTCGCTCCCTGGCCCGCACCAAATCGGGGACGCTCAAGCTGAAGACCGACAACACTGGCCTGCTATCCGAATCCCGGGTCGACCGCCGCACCCGCGACGGCCAAGATCTGGAAATCAGCATGGAACGCGGTGACTTGGACGAAATGTCGTTCGCTTTTCGCACGGTTCGCCATGACTGGACCGAAGACGGCGAACTTCGGACTCTGCTCGAGGTCAATCTCGACAAGGGCGACGTTTCTGTGGTCAACAACGGCGCCAACCCGAATACCCGCATCCGCATCGCCACCGCTGACGCTATCCGGGCGCTGTCGCAGTTGGATCTGGCCGAGGCTCGAAGCAGCCTCACCGACCCGATGGCGGCACTCCGCGAAGCCCGCGGCCACCTCGACGCACTGCTCGTTGAGCTGCGTCCGACGTCGAAGACACTCACCCTTGACGAGGCGCTGAGCATCCTCGACGGGCGATCTTGACGGCCATTCCCGGATCGTACTCCCCCATCGACTTCCCGCCAGGTAGCTCCTGGCGGTGCAAGAACCCACCGAGCACGCCGCATCACCCGACCTCGCGCCGCAGCACCTCCCTACGGGACGCCGCTGCACCCGTTGTCGCGCCGTTGCACCTGCCACCGGGAACCCATCACACCTCCAAACCAGGAAGGAGCACATCGTCATGGACGACATGCTCAAGCGCCTGATGGACCGGCTGACGGACGCGAACAAGCGTCGGGACGGGCTCGTCGAGGCACGCAAGGCCATCGTGGACGTCGCCAAGCAGGAGAAGCGCGACGGCGACTCACTCACCGAGGACGAGGACAAGGAGTTTCGCGACTTCACCGGCCAGATTCGGTCGGTCGACGAAGAGATCCGGTCCCTCGACGAGCGCATCACCGAGCTGTCGGATGAGGAGAAGCGCTCACAGGCTGCGGTCGCCGCCGCTCGTCGCGCTGCTTCCGTCAACGCCCAGCTGCGGGTCACCGAGGCTCGCACCTACGAGCGCGGCAACCGCAACTCCTACCTCAAGGACCTCGCCACCGCCCAGATCATGGGTGACCAGGAGGCCCGCGAGCGGCTGAACCGCCACGCCGAAGAGGTTCGCCAGGAGCCGGAGTACAAGGAGTACCGCGACCTGAACCGTGCAGACGGTTCCGGTGGCGCCTTCGTGCCCCCGGCCTGGCTGATGGGTCAGTACATCGAGCTGGCGCGCGCAGGTCGGCCCACCGCCAACCTGTTCAACACCCAGCCGCTTCCCCCCGGCACCGACAGCATCAACATCCCGCGGGTGCTGACCGGTACCGCGGTCGCCGTCCAGCCGGCCGACAACGACCCGGTGCAGGAAGTTGACCTGACCGACTCTTCGCTGAACATCCCGGTGCGCACCATCGCCGGTCAGCAGGACGTCGCCATCCAGCTGCTCGACCAGTCTCCGGTGAACTTCGACGAGATCGTCTTCCGCGACCTTCTCGCCGACTACGCGCTGAAGACCAACGTGCAGATCCTCGCCGGTACCGGTGCTTCTGGTCAGGTGCTCGGCCTGGGCGCCCAGACGGGTGTCACGGCTATCACGGTCACCCCGACCACCGTCGCCGGGCTGTACTCAGCCATCGCCAATGCAGTCCAGTCGATCTACGCCGCCCGGTTCGCCGCGCCGACCGTGATTGTCATGCACCCCCGCCGCTGGGCGTGGCTCATCAGCCAGCTCGACGGCAACAGCCGCCCGCTGGTCGTGCCGGCTGCGCAGGGGCCGAACAACGCCATCGGCACCTTCGCTGGTCTCGGTGTGCAGCAGGTCGTCGGCAACATCCAGGGCCTTCCGGTCGTGACCGACCCGTCGATCCCGACCAACCAGGGCGCTGGCACCAACCAGGACGTCGTGTACATCCTCAAGGCGGATGACGTCGTGCTGTACGAGTCCGGCATCCGTACCCGCGTCCTGCAGGAGACCCTGTCGGGCACCCTGACCGTGCGCTTGCAGGTGTACGGCTACCTCGCGTTCTCTGCCGGTCGCTACGCGGCCAGCACGGCACGCCTGACCGGTGTGGGCCTCGTGGCCCCGACCTTCTGAGAGGGCTGATCCAACATGGCTAACGACTCTGGTTTGAACACGACCGAGGTCCAGGAGGCTTTGCAGGCCGCCAAGGACTCCGGGAACGTCGAGGAGGAGCGCTACCTGCAGCGGGTGCTCGACTCCCGCGGTGTCCCGAAGGCAAACGTCAACTCCTACGAGGTGGTGGCCGGCAACCCCGACGCCTACCCCGCCGAGACGGTCAAGCAGCAGGAGGATCTTGCTGACGGCCGGAACGCCGCACCTGTGAGTGCCGATGACCTCGGTGTTCGCGGTTCGGCTGACGCGAGCCCGAAGGCTTCCGCCAAGAAGTGACCGTCAACGCCGCGTTTCCGCTGATCCGCGAACGTCATGTGTCCCTCACCCGTGAGGCGTTGCGTGGCATTTTCCGGGATCAGCGGGACGTGGTGCTGGCAGGGCGTTCCCTCGGTGACGAGTGGGACGCCCTGCTAGAGCGGGCCATCTTCACTCGCAGCCGCAACACGGTCGCCGACATCGGTGGCCAGGTGGCGCGGAAGTTTCGGGCCGAGTTTGACCCGGACGTGCTGCAGGAGTGGTTGACAGCCATCGCCGGCAATGCTGCGGTCAGCATCAACGGCTCAACCCGGGACGCTCTCGATGGTTCCGATGACCATGTGTCTGTGTTCGAGGCTCTGGTTGCCGGTGGGGTCGCGCGTTACGCGCAGACCATCGTCACGACGGCCGCGAACAAGGGCGCCCGTGAGGCTGCTGAGCGCTCAGGTGGCCGCACTAAGACGTGGGTGTCATCGGGGGGCCCGCGTCATTCGGGGATGAACGGTCAGACCGTCGACATCCGTAGCGCGTTCTCTAACGGCATGGACGTCCCCGGCGACCCTGACGGTGGCGCCGACGACGTGGCCAATTGCAGATGCTCCGTCACCTTCGATTGAGATAGGGAGGCACCGTGCCCGCACCTGTGCTGGTGGTTCCTGACGACCTCAACGACTTCCCGGGCGGCCCGTTCGGTCAGCGTCGGGTCATGGCGGCTGTTGCTGAGCTGCGGGCTTTGGCTGGCTGGCACATCGCCCCGGTCCTGACCGAGACGGTGACTGTTGACAGCAACGGTGGCTGTGACTTGGTTCTACCTACTCGCCGGCTGGTGTCGGTATCGTCGGTGAACAGCTGGACTTCCGGTTGGGACGTCTACTCGAGCGGCATCCTGTACCGCAGTATCGGCTGGCCTGCTGGCCGGCTGGTGGTGACGATGACGCACGGCTTCGATGAGTGTCCTGACGACCTGCTGCCTGTGTTGGCTGCTCGGTCGGCTGGCTCGGGTGGCCGCGATCCTTCGGTGGCGTCGGTGTCGGTCGGCAACGTCCAGACCACGTACCGCGACGGCATGGGTGCGTCGCAGGCCGATGCTGCGGTCAGCCGCTACTCGGTGCGCGTCGGTGTCGTCTGATGCTGCCTACAGCGGTCGCCAACCAGACCGTTCTCAGGCTGAGAGGCTCTCAGGTCACCGACAGCCACGCCAGCACCTACACCAACTGGGACAGCCCGGCCACGCTCACCATCTCGGGCTGTTCGGTGCAGCCGGTGACGGGCGACGAGTACAACCTTGGCCGCGAGTCGGTCACGTCCCGCTGGAACCTGTACGCCCCGCCTGGCGCTGATCTGCGGTCGTCTGACCGGATCCGCCATGACGGCGTCGACTACGAGATCGACGGCAGTGTCCAGAAGTGGACGGACACCACAGGCGCCGGCCTCGACCACCTGTTCTGTTTGCTGAAGAAGGTAGAGGGCTGAGATGGCTAGGTCACTCAAGCTCAACCTGCGTGGCT